TGAATGAGCTGTTTCCATATGTTATGAATCCAGGTGTTACAGGAGACGAACTTGCTACAAGTATTAGAGGAAAGCTAGCGCCTAGAGTCAATTTTGAGTTTATGAAGAAGAGAAGAAACCTCATGTCATTTAAGCCTATGTGGAAAAGGTATAACATGCAAAGAGTTGTTGGACAATATCTTTACGTTCCTCCTAAAGCATGGGACTTTATTATGATGATGCCACTCGCACGATTTAGGAAAGCTGGCATAAATAGAATATACAGAGACTCTTTAACAGAGAGAAGAAAAAGAAATCAATAATGGCAAAGATAGCAGACATAGCAAAAAATCTATTTAACTTAGGCAAGGGTATTGGTCTTGAGAAACCTCGTGAAGGTAATCAAAAAGAATTTAACTTAGATAAGTTTAAGTCAGAACTACAATCAACAAATAGCTTAATGAGAGCTAATAGATATGTCGTGACTATCTATCCTGGTCCTGGTTGGTCTTGGACAGGAACAGAAACACCTAGATCATTAACTTTTTTCTGTGATGCAGTTAACTTGCCTGGTCTATCAATTAACCCTTCAGATATATCAAGACTTGGAGTTGGACCGTATGATAGAAGACCAGGTAGATTATTGCCATCAGAAATCTCTGCAAGTTTTATGTTAGATCAAAATGGTCGTAATTTAAACTTTTTCCAAGAGTGGGTCTATAATGTAATCAATATGGATGCATCTAAACCATTAGGTGAAAGAAATGGTGCTCAGTTTGGTGAGCAATATTATAGAGAAAACTATATTGGCAAAATGGATATTACAACTTATGATGTCTCAGCAAATAAAATATTAACACTTACAGCTCATGAAGTATGGCCTAGCGTACTAGGTGATGTTACTATGGGTTGGCAGCAAAACGATGAGTTTGCAAGAGTCCAAGTTAACTTCCAGTTAAGATATTGGACAACAGATTTACAAGAAGGACCAGGGCCTGCTACTGACAGGGCACTTGGTGGTTTTGAAAGATTGATTAGATTAGGTACTGCCGGTACTTCATTAATCTCTTCTATGAAAACTCCTAACAATGTAGGAGACGCTATAAATATAGTCAGTAATGCACAAACTTTCCTAGGAGCACTTGGCGGAAAGAACAATTAATAATGGAGAAATATAATGGCTTTACCAAAAATTGATACGCCTACATTTGATTACACATTACCAATTTCAGGAATAGATGTCACATTCAGACCTTTTTTAGTTAAAGAAGAAAAGCTATTGCTTGTTGGTAAAGAGGCTGACGTTGCAGCTCAGATTAAAGCAATGAAGCAAATAATTAATAATGTAGTTATTAGCCCAGAAGATATTGATATAGATGAATTACCTTCTGTGGATTTAGAAATGTTATTCATTCAGCTTAGATCAAAGTCTGTTCAAAATGTTGTTGAGCTACAATATAGAGACAAAGAAGACAATGAGCTTTACAAGTTTAACGTTGATCTAGATGAATTGACAGCAACAACGTTTGATAATCATGTTAATGAGATTGTCCTCGACGACAAAATTACTATTGAGTTAAAAGATCCTACTATTGGAATTATGACTAAAGCAGGAATGAATGTCGGAGACGGTGATGTTGAAACAGAAGAGATATTTAAACTTATTGCTGGATGTCTGGTTAAAGTATATGATGAAGATAACGTATACGATGACTTTACCAAGAAAGAAGCACTTGATTTTGTTAAGAGCTTTGATATAAAAAGATTTGAAAAGTTAAAAGAATTCTTTGATACATTGCCTAGACTCACATATGAGCTAAACTATGTTAATAAGAATGACAAGAAAAGAAAAATCGTACTCAATGGAGTAGGCGATTTTTTTTAATGTTGCTGAGCCATAATTCGCTGGCAAACTACTATTCAACGGTCTTTGCACTGGTTCAGCATCATAAATATAGTATAACAGAAATTGAAAATTTGATACCCTATGAAAGGGATATTTACGTTGCGATGTTACAAGAATGGCTTCAGAAAGAAAAAGAGAGACATGAAGCCCAACAACAGAAGATGAATAGGAGTTTCAAATAATGGCAGAAGAAGTAAAAAAAGAGTTCCACCCAGCAGATACAAATGGTGATGGAAAAGTTTCAAAAGCAGAGCATGAAATGTATATGGAGTTCAAAAGAAAAGAACTTGAAGATGCAGACGCTATGCGTGATGCTCAAAGACAAATGGCATGGTATTCATTATATGGAATGCTACTGTATCCAGTAATGGTAGTAGGTTCTAATATATTTGGATTAGAAGATGGTGCTAAGATATTAGGTGATATGGCTGGTGTATACTTTATTGCAGTAGCTGGTATTGTGGCAGCATTCTTTGGTGCTCAGGCTTTAGGTAAAAAATAATGGCACTTCCTGTTGGCGAAGGTGGCGGTAACGTCGAAGGTATCGTAACCGAGATCAAAGGTCTCGTCAGCGGTCTATTATTCAAAGTAGCAACAAACACAAAAGACGCCAGTGATCAATTAGGCGCAATCAGATTAAGAACAACTCAATCAGTTAAGTATCTAGGAGACTTAGTAGCTAAAGCTGAACTCGATTTAGAAAGAGATGCAGCTGATGCTGAAGAAGAATTAGTAAACCCTGAAGCACCTGATGCTGAAAAAGAAGAGGGTCCTCTTGGTGAAGGTAATGATGGCGAAGTAGTTGAACTTTTAAAAGAAATAAGAGACGCCACGAAGGAGACATCAGAACACACTTTAGTATTAGCTGATGCAGAAAGAGAAAGAGGCGAAGAAGTATTAGATGATAGCGGTGGAATGGCTCCGCCGTCTCCTCCTCCTGGTGAAGGACAAACAGGTAGACCTGAAAAGAAAGGTAAAGGTGATAGAGGCCTAATGGGTGCACTGGCAGCTATATTAGGTGGTGTTATAGGTACAATAGCAGGTATATTTTCAGGTTGGTTTAAAGCATTAAAGTTTGTATTCAACAGAGGATTCATCAAAACCTTAAGTACAACTTTTGCTAACTTCTTTAAAGGACTAAAAGCTAACTTTAAAGGTGGTGCACTTGCTAAAGGATTTGCTAGGATAGGAAACTTCTTTAAGTCTATTGGATCATTCTTTGGAAGAGTGTTTAAAATATTTGGAACAATATTTGGTTTCTTTAAGAATGTGGTAACTATAGCAGGTAAAGTAGCAGCTGTTGTAAGTAAAATATTCTATCCATTATTATTATTGCTTGGTTTATTTGAAACCATAAAAGGATTCATAACTGGATTTGTAGAGACAGAAGGATCTTTATTTGATAAGATACTCGGTGGTCTACAAGGAGCAATAACTGGTTTATTAGATTTCTTAATTGCTGCACCGCTTAACTTAGTTAAAAATATTATAGGTTGGATTGCAGGTGCATTAGGATTTGAAGGCGTCAAAGAAAAACTTAATAGTTTTGATTTCTCATTTGGTGGAATTGTTGCTAAAGTATTTGATGTTCTTAAATTCGTCTCTAGCGTTGCAATGAAGATAATTAAATTCCCATATGCATTAGCAGCTGGTATTGCTGGAGGTATTGCAGCATTATTACCAGGCGGTCTTTCTCCTAAAGAAGGATTTATGAAAGGGTTTAATGCCGTCATGGGTGGTGGAGATAAACCTAAAGCTCCTAATCTAAATGAGGCAGAAGCCGATGCAGCTAAGACTACTGAAGGAGCTGATAAAGCAGGAGCCGATGCAACTAAACAAGTTGAGTCTACTATTGATGTTGGAGTAGGTAGAAGCGTAAGTGATAAAGAGATATATCCTATTAAGGTATCTGGACTTAAGGACTTAGGTGCTAAGAAAGATGAGTATACTGTTACTGGTAAAGATGGAGATGGAAATTACCTTGCTAAAGATGATAGAGGTAGAACAGTAACACTTGAAAAGGATAAAGTAGTATCTGCTATTGATTCAGCTATTCAAACTAAAGGTGCTGGAATTGTTGCTGCTGAGTTCCAAGAAGATGCAGCTGCTATGTTAGGTAGACAAAATGGATCAGCTTCAGGCGTAACTCTAAGTGATAGACAAGCAGAGTTAGAAGAAAAGAGAGCTGGTTATGCTGGCGGTGGTCAAGGAAGGTTTACCATGAATAACGTAGGCGGATCAACTAATCAATCAGTAAGCAATGTAACAACTGTTACAAGACAGCCAGACGCAAACTTTAAAAGAAAGATAGGTCCAGGTTTACCTAGTTAGCCATGCTTAGTTAATCCCTGCTCTTTCCATTCATTACATTTATTACATTCGCCACAAGGGTTTTTTCTATCCTTCCAACAATAAACAACATGCTTCCTAATTTCTATTGGTATTGATGTATATTGTTCTATTTTAGAAAATTTGTATAAAGGTGATCTTATAACCGTATTAATTGGTTTATCAGATACGTCTCTCAAAAGTTTCCATAAAGTATCTAGTTTACCAATAGTAGTTAAGTCATCATTGAAACAAGCACCATACCAAACTTCCGCAATGTCTTGAGCTCTTATGGCAGATGATGCTGCTATTAATATCCAAGATATAATATCATAAGGGATAGCTCTTAGATGATGTTTATTATTAAATGATTTATTTTCAATAGACGGAAAGTATAAAGGCACGTCATAGTATTTGCAAAATTCCTTGCAACTATCTATTTCTTGAAGTGAAGTTTCAGAAAAAAGGACATGCATTGCCATAACGTCATGTCCTTTTTGCTTTGCATGCTCTAGTAATGCTGTAGACTCACAGCCTCCAGAAAGGAGTACTAGAACCTTTGCCATATTAGTCTTCTGCTAGTTTCTTAAAGAAGTCTAATGACTCGTCATCATCAGAAGCTAACTCTGGTTGAGCAGCAGCTGGTGCTGAAGGAATCTCTGCAGGTGGTTCAGCATCAAAGTTGCTTTCAGCAGTAGTGCTTGGAGCAGCTCCATCTAAACCTAGTACCCTATTGAGTTTTGTTTGAAGCTCTTCATAAGTTTTGAAGTTAGAAGGATCAACGAACTCAGATAGTTTATACTGTGATTTCCATGTAGACTCTAATGCCTCTTCTTCGTCAAACAAAGGAGCAGGAATATCTAGCTCAGACTTGTCGTAGTTTCTATAACCTTCGACGTTTCTGATTTTAAGTTTAAAGTCAGCACCTTCCCATAAGTCAAATGGGTTTACTGGCTTCTCATCTTCGAACTGAGGATTCATAGCCTCGTTCAACTTATCAAAGATTTTCTTACCATACTTGTAAAGGAATACTTTTCCTTCGTTTTCTGGATTAGATGGATCTTTAACAACATAGATATTAGAAATAAAAGATAAACGTCTCTTTTGCTTTCTAGCCTTCTCTTTATTAGACTCAATACCTGAGTTCCATAACATTGAGTTATATTCAGATACTGGATCTTTTTGACCAAGTGTAGTCAATGAGTTTTCAATAAACCATCCGCCTGGTCCTTGGAATCCATGATCCCAAATTCTTACGAATGGAACATCCTCACCTTCTGGTTCTGGCAAGAACCTAATCACAGCATATCCGTTACCTGCTTTGTCGACTTCTGGTTTCCAGAAACGCTCATCAGGTCCAGGTCCGCTAGACTTTTGGTTAAGTTTATTTAATGATTGAGTTAGCTTATCAAAGCCCTCAGTACGATTGCGCTTAAGCGCTTGAAATGAATCAGACATAGTATTTCTCCTGTATGCGGTATATCGCGTTGTATGTCGTTTTATTACGTTTTATTAAATGTAGAAAGAATAATCTCTCTATACTTATTTATGTCAACATTGAGGAAGGGTGAGAACTTTTCAGCTTTCATTTTAATGGTTGGCCACATAATGTCTCCTTCCAATTCCTTATCCCAATAGTTGAATATATTAACACATCTATTAATTAAAGTCAACGTTTCTATGCAAATATCTCTTCGCATGTATAACCTTAACAGATAGGGGTGTTCGTTTTTAGGAACAACAATGTTTTCATTGAAGTCCTCTTTCATTTTACCTAGGTCGCTTTTAAATGTATATGATAGAGCTTGTTGTCTCTTTTTGTATTCCATATACACTTCATTAGCTTTATCATCTCTGATATCACCTACATAAAAATCATCATTATCTATAAAGTTAGCAATAAGAAACTCTACAGGATCTTTCATCTTGCTTAGCTTATAGAAAAAGTATTTGTCTTTTCTAGTTTCGAATGTAGTACGCCAAGCCTTGACCTTACCATTATACTTTACGAAGTCATATTTCTTTTGAGTAAAATGAGACTTTAGTGCTAAGTATTTGATGTATGCTTCATATGGTTCCACTCTTTTTATAGTACCTCTAATCAACTGGCAGCCTGCTCTCTTTTTCTACTAAGTTTAATGTCTCTGCATCTTGATAAAGAATAGCTTTTAGCTTTTGATTTCTTTGTATCAATGATGCAATTGTTTCCGGTTCAATCTCTTCGTTCTGTTCTAAAAATTCTTGCACTGCTTCTAAATGGTTTATTGTGCCATTACTCTCTGCTACGGTTTCATTTATCATCTTAGCAAACTCAGATGAGCTTACGACTTTAAGTTCTACTTGTTTTGTCATACTAATTCAAAGGGTGTGTTCCACAAGGTTTTTCTATACTTGTGGTACGGATTATTATTCCTAACTCTAATATAGTTAATTATTTCTGCTGCCTGTTTTTGTTTGCCTCTTTCTTGTCTAATGTAGAATGAATCTCTTCTTGGGGTCTTTACTATCATTCTTTTGTCATCATCATCACTAACTAAATCATAATCCCATTCTTTTACACCAGGTCTTCCAATAGCAGTGAAGAATTCAGCGTCGCCATGTCTTACACCTTGACACTCAATATCATATCCTCCAGTTGACCAAAAGCATTCTTTTGTCATGACCCAAGTATTAGGATGAGTCTTATATTTTATAATTCCTTTCGGACATAGCAATTCATAACCAGACATATTTTCTGGTGACTCCATATCTACTTTAGGAACATAATACATATCATCTCTAAGTTCTTTGTGAAATCTAAGATGCTCATATAGTCCTGGCGATTCATAACAGTCTACGTCCATTAAATATATCCAATCAGTCTTGGCATATTTTACACCTAGATTTCTACATGCATGAGAATTAAATCCCACATCATCCATCACATCAATACCAATTAATTCAAACCTGTCTCTATGAATTTTAATACAATTTCTAAAAAACTGTCTTCCTTCTTCATGGCCGTCATTAATTACGACTAACCTTGGAATATTTCTAGGATATTTTTGTGCCATCCTATTATAAAATTCCATTTGATTCATGAGATGATCCTCTTGACCATACCATGTCATTACTAGAGTAATTTGATTATTAAACTTACTTCCCTTCATTTTGCATTTGTTCTTTTAGTTCAATCCACTTATCACTATACATTGTTTCTTGGTAGTTATCAAACCAAGGTCCGCCATCTGTATAATGAATTGCTTTTGGATTCTCTAAGTAATAATAATCATCTAAGCAGTTCCATTCTAATGGCAATGCACCTATGTCTTCATCATCTAACCATCTAAGTTGATGAAAGTCTAATCCTGGTCTGTGGTTGTTAAGAAACTCTGTAGTTAATCTTTTGTTTTTTGGATGAGAGTTGTTAAATAAAATAAAGCTAGCCCAGTTCTTTCTATATGCTCTATGCTGTGCTATCCCATCCATTTTTATTTGACTGTTAGGAATGTATCCTGGATGTTGTACTACATATGCTGCTTTAGTTTCATCAATGTCTTTTAGTATCTCTAATGGATCCGCTAAGAAAACAAAATCACAATCAACAAAAAAACTCCATCCTTCATAATTGCTTAGCTGCGGAACCCAGAATCTTGTAAATGTAAAATCAGTAGATTGAGGCTCGCCCCAGTCTCTATTATATGTTTCTATATCTTCACTGAACAGTTTATTGATCTTTATATCAGAAACCTGTTCAATACTAAATTTGCAAACATCGTATGCTTTAGCTTCTCTGCTGTCGTAGCCTATGAATATTTGGGTGGGTGAGATAGTATTTGTATTCACGTATTGCCTCCTCTCTTTTTTGTATTGACATAGCAAAATATTCATCTATATTTTCTGGATGAAAGTCGCTATAATATTTGAATCTTATTGCCCATGGAAATGCTCTTTCAGATAATTCCTTTTCACTAAAAACAATCATTGGTAGACCTAGCATTCTAGCTACCCACATATGTGCACCATGATATCCAATAACACCGCATGACATGTTAAGTTTTTTAACTACATCGTCCATCTTGTCTTCATAATGAACATATTTTAAGTTCCAACCTCTCTTTTTAATTAATGCACATACTTTTGGCCATGCAAATCCACTAGGCGTTTGACCAAGAGGATCTTTCCAAGCCTTGTGTGGATCATATTCATGAAGTAATTGCTTATGTTTAATACTTGTAACCATAGCAACGTTTTTAAAATTGTCATGTGAATAATGTTCGTAGTTAAAGCCATATGTTCCAAATCTCATATTATGATATGGCATATCATCTCTATCATAATCATAATTATCATGGTTGTAGTCTAGCTTGCTATTGTATACATGTTCTATTGTTAGATTATAGAATCTAGGCTTCTTAATATAGTTATAGGTATACTCTACCCAATCTTGAATTGTTTCTTTGTCTTCTGGTTTATATTTTTTTGGACCTGGTGCATCCCAATGAAACCTCAGTACAACATCCGTTCTATTTTTATCAGCTATATTAGCTGCATAAGATATTGGACTTATGATATCACCGTACCCAATTTTACCTTTCCAATTTATTACGAGTGGATCAATATTAGTAGGTGCTCTGTAATTTTTATAGTCCTGTAATGGATCGTCTAATCTAAATGGCGTATGTGGATTGTTAGGCATATTATAAGTTTCTCATATTAAAAGTGATATCGTCGCCCCTCGTTAGTACCCTCGCGCGTATATCCGACAAACCCCCGCTCTTGCTTGTCTTTCCGCTGCCACACTACCAGATTGTGTGGCGAATAATACAGCTATTTTATGCTATATCTTAATAAAAGTCAACATCTAATTCCAACTAAATGACATTGTTGCCCTTTCTTGGATTACTATTGGGGTATGGTATACCCCGTGCCTTATATATAAAGCATCACCTGGTGACATTGTAAAACTCGTATGTTGGTTCTCACTTTCAACGCAATAAGCAACTTCGTTCCACATTTGAACAATAATTACGTCCATTGTATCTTTATGTCTACCAAAAGTGTGACCATCTCTAATCCAATTAGCATAGACGTGAGAATGTTTTATACCAAAATACTTTTTCATAAAAGCACTAGTTCTATCGAATTGTCCTAAAAACTTTCCTCTAAATTGTAGCCATCTATTGTTATAATTAGCTGCATCGTTTTTAGATAGCCAGCCATTTTCTTTTGCATATTGGTATTGCTCTACTACTTCTAATGCTGTAGGATTTGGATTGACAAGTTTTCTCATCAATTTGTATCCCCACTCATGTCCTTCTTCTATAAGAGGCAAAAATCTATCTGATACTTTATTATGATACTGCTTTTCCATACCAACTAACCAATACTAATCTTTTGCCTTGCTCAACTTGAGCTACACCATGTAATAAAGATTTATCATATACCATTGATTGTCCTTTATCAACCCGAACAACTTTTGGCATTACTCTTTGATCTTTGAGAGGTATCTTACCTTTTCTATATTGGTTTTTATCTCTTCCCTTATAGTCATGAGGCAAATGAACTATCGTTTCACCACCAATGAGGTCTTGACTATCTAATAATGTTACAATTGTAAGCTGTATATCATCATCATTGTCTGTATGCATACGTGTAAATGAACCTTCTTCATACATTACAAAGTAGTGACTGTATACATCTATGTTTGCGTATTCATCTAACTTCTTAAGCGCTATATGTTTTAAGTCGTCATCAAAGAGTCTTCTTTTGTCTACAGTAAAGAGGTTATAATCTTGTGATGCCTTGTTTGTTGGAATAGAGTTATAGAGCTTGATTAACTCAACTCTATCTTCTTCACTAATAATGTTTTCTACTTTATATTCCATATAATAAAAAGGTGTGAGGCGCTTGCGCCTCACTATTTATAGAGCTAGCCTTTCGGCTCCAGACTGGACTATGCAGCTTGTGCAAATTCCAGAGCAGTCTCTAATGCGTTAACTTTCTTAGTCTTGTTAACACCGTACCAGCTTGAAGCTAGTCTTGTGTCGTTCTCTCTACCAAGAACATGATCAGTCATAAATGTGACTGCATTAAATGCTTGCCAGTATGAACCTTCAGCAAAGTTAGCACCAGGCTGAGTCTTAATGACTTCCATAGCTGTCTTAGCATTCTTAGAAGCGTACTTTTGAAAGTCTTCTGTAGACTTAGGATCAAATCCTACACCTCTTAGCTTAGGGTTCTGGTTAGGGAACACTGTAGCAAAGTATGTTCTAAGTTGATCTTCTGAGTATCTCTTAGAAGATAAGAATGAAGCCATATCTTTGTATGTTTCCATTTTACCTTTAGCGATACCTAAAAGCTCTTTAGCTTCTTGTGCATCAAACGCTTTCTTATGGTTAAGAGAGATTTGATAATCACCTTTCTGAGCAAGAGAAAGAGTTAGTGTGTTATTACATACAACTCTAATAGGAGTAAACCTAATGTCTACTGCTCTACCATACATGTGTGGGTTAGTCAAAAGTAGATATGACTCTACTAAGTCCTTACCATTAATAGTAAAGTCGTCTTTTACTTTTGCCAAGCACCAAACTCTTTTACCGTCTTGAAGAGATCCAGCTGTGTGCATCTCCATGTCGCCAGCTTCTACGAACTCTCTAAAGAATTCAAAAGCGTCAGCGTTTTGAACTGGAACCCAGTTCTGTTTAACCATGTCTAAAGGTTGTCCATCAGACTCCCTTACCAACATATCATGACCAGAATAGATTTCTTTGCCATTAAAATTAGCAAAAGAAGGAATCTTAGCGACTCTCCAATCTAGTCCAGCTTCTTTGAGCATACCGTCAACTCCGATATTCTCGTCTACTTTAGTACCAAGACCGTGCCAAGGAAGTTCCCCTGCGTAAGCCATTGTTTCTACCATATGTGCCATAATTTATCTCCTTATTTCAAATTATGCATACATTATACTAAATGGTCTATTTGAAGTCAACACTTTTTTAAAATATTTCTTTAGTTTTTATAAGACGTTCTATTTTATCTTTGTATGACACAGGCTTCATTTCATTTTCCCACTCTACATCAATACCATGAACCTCTTTTATTAATTTTTGTATTCGCACAAAATTTTGAGGTCTTCTTTTCAATTTGTTTGCATGCTCGAAACAATTATAATCACTACATACCTGTGGTCTATTTTTATAGATGCTACACTTGGCAGTTTTCTCTTCATTATCAATAACCAGCTTCGAACATCTGATTTCTAATTCGAACGGTTCTACCCTTGTACCATCTTCCATTTTGATTGAATTGTGTTTTATAATGCCCACGAGCTCATTATCTTCAACCACAGCATTGAGCCAATCGACGCCCTTGCTATTTCGAACATGAGTCTTAGTGGTCCACTTACAACAATGTCCACAACGAATGCATACGTCCGAGTTAATTAATGTTTCATCTAGTGTTTTAAATTCCATACGCCTTTTATCCTGCCCTTCTCACAAAGAAGGATGATACATGCAGTTTTATTATAAGTCAACAGTAAAATGAAATAAATATAAAAAAATTGATAGTTGATTTATAATATTATTTATAGGAAAATGCAAAAATGAATTTTAGAGCTGTTATGATTTGCGACTTCAATAATCCAATATCAATGGCTTATAGTAAAGTCGCTCTCAAAACTTGGGAACCAATAAAGAACGTAAAGGTAGAAAGGTGGCAATGTTATACACCAGATACCTTAGACTCTGCTACTTTTGAAGTACCATGGGGCAAGTATAGTAGTGCATCAAAATATTCTAAGCCTGGCAAAGCACATAAGATTACATTAACGGAAAAAGCATGTTTGACTTCTATGTTCCATTGGTGGAAGCATATTGCTGAAAGCGGTGAAAAGGTTATTATTTTAGAACATGATGCATTTGTAAGACACCCAGAAAAGCTAAATTCAATGTTAGAAGATTGGAAAGATTGGGATGTTTGGTGTCCTGGAATTGCTGCTGAGTGCATATATATTAATCAAGACATGGCAAAATTTATGATGAGAGATTGGTTGGAATTTAAAAGAACAATAGATGCAGGACCATTAGCTGAAATACATACAAAGATATGGCAATACACAAAATCAAAGATGAATCCAAGATATCCAAAGATAAGAGCTTTGTGGCCAACACTTGGATTTAAAAATGAAATCTCTGAGGTTATAGATGTAACATGGGATCAAAAAGTAAATGATATGGTGATGAGAGGTCTAATAGGAACACAAACAGCACCTGTTACTCAATGTTATTATCCTGGTAAACAAACTATTCAGCATCATAAAAAGCTAGGTAAAATTGGTTATAAAGATGCGACGTATAATCAAATGGAGATTTTGGAGAGCTTAGATTATGAATGAAGACCAGAAACAAGCGGCCGCAGATAGACTAGCAAAAGCTAGAGAGGAAAGATATAAAAAGAATCCTCCTAAGTATGCTCAGTATAGTAAAGAGGTTGTAGCGTTACCAGATGACCATGACTTTAGTATGGTGAATGTTAGAGCTTGGATCAAAGAAGCTAAAGCACATAAGCAAGCAGAACATAGATCACACGTAGCAGGAGTCAATGGTGCACTTGCTAGAAGAGAAATGTGGAATGCTTATGTTGGACAATTAGAAAGCTATTTAAAGACAGGTGCATACACAAGTATGTTTGCTGGTGGCGATATGCAAAAGACAGTTAGTAAGTATTGCATTGCTATGGGATATCATGAAAACGGAAAACCTAAAAGAGAGTTTGGCGTATACTATGAAGACTGGATGCAAGTGTGGACACCTGAGTTAGAAAACGAAGAACGTGAAGCATTTGGCATGAAGCCCTTGAAATATAATGAAAAGGGACATATTATGGTTGAGTCTACTTCTAAAACTAAAAAGAAAACTACTAAGAAAAAACGTAAGCCTATGACTGAAGCTCAAAAAGCAGCTTTCGTAGAACGTATGCGTAAAGCCCGAGAAAAGAAAGCTAAATAATATCATGGGCGATGTAATCCAGTTCCCTCTCAATAGGGAAAACAAAGAGTTTGTAAAGAGCGAAAAAGAACGCCAAGCTAATATACAGAAGTATCAGTTTGAACTTTGTCTCAATACAGCTATCGAATTAACGTATCAATTGTTTGATGATGTTCAAGCAAGAGGTATTGATCTTAATAACAATAAAAACGAACTTGATAGAGAAATGTTAATGGTATGCGAATCTATTAAGTCGTGTTTGATGAAAGCAAGTGATCTTGACCACCCATTACAAAGAGTAACTAATCAATTAATTAATGTAGAAGACAGTGCAATTTTTATCAATCATTGGAAGGATTATTTAAACCGCACTGTTGACTAATAATCAAAATTAAAGTATAATGATGTTTTGATTTGGAGATAGAATATGATATTGGTCGACCTTAATCAGGTAATGATCAGCAACTTGATGGCACAGATCCACGGACGTGGTGATGTAGAAGTCAGCGAAGACTTACTTCGTCATATGGTTCTTAATTCTCTTAGAGCTAATAGAGTTAAGTTCAATGAAAAGTATGGCGAGTTAGTTATATGCTGTGATGATACCAATAATTGGAGAAAGAAACTTTTTCCATACTACAAGGCGCATCGTAAAAAGAATAGAGATGATTCTGAATACGATTGGCCTCATATCTTCAACTGTCTTAATAACGTCAGAGATGAATTAAAAGAATTTTTCCCTTACAAGGTTATTCAAGTAGACACTGCTGAAGCTGATGATGTCATTGGTGTGTTGTGTCACGAATTTGGAAAACAGCTTGGAGAAGGAGAGCTGATTTTGATACTCTCTGGCGACAAAGACTTTGTCCAACTTCAAAAGTTTGTTAATGTAGATCAATATGATCCAATAAGAAAGAGAAAGGTATCCTCAAAGACACCTGAAGACTATCTTATAGAACATATTGCTAAAGGTGATAGGGGTGATGGTATTCCTAACATTCTATCTAAATCAGATACTTTTGTTTCTGGTGGTAGACAAAAACCTATGAGAGCATCTACATTGGCAAAGATTAAAGAAGCTGTAGATCAAGCAGAGAACGATATAGACCTTTGGAAATTTGAATGGTTCGGAGGATACAATCGTAACAGAGCTATTATTGATTTACAGTATACACCTGATGAGATTAGAGAGCAGGTCTTGGATCAGTTTGATAATCAAAATAAGGATAGAGCACATCTTTTTAATTACTTTGTTAAAAAGAAGCTAAATAACCTCATAGAAAATATAAGTGAGTTTTAATATGAAAAAAGGAATAGGCGAAATAATTAAAGAAGTCAAAGATGCAAAGTCAGTTGGCGAGAAAATTAGAATCCTGCAAAGGGAAGATAATAGAGAACTAAGAGGACTCTTAGAGCTTACATACGACAACAGATTGACTTGGGCATTGCCTGAAGGAAACCCTCCTTACAAACCATTAGATAAGTCATTTGACAATCAAGGAATGTTATATTCTGAGATGAGAAGAATGTATATCTTCTTAGAAGGTAAGTCTAATGTTAATCAAGCAAGGAGAGAACAATTGTTCATTGAAATACTTGAGCAGTTAGATCCAGATGATGCAGCTCTTCTTATTGAAGCTAAAGATAGAAAAATCAAAGGCGTCTCTAAGAATGTAGTTAAGCAAGCATACGATGACTTTTTAACAGACCCAGCTAATCAGTAATGCCACTCTACGAATTTCAAGACACTGAGACAGGTGAGCAGTTTGAACTGCTTTTAAAAATAGCCGAAAAGAAAGACTTCTTGGAGGCTAATCCTCAATGTAAAGAAATAATTGGTGCACCCATGATCGTAGGTGGTGTTGATGGGTTAAGGAAACCAGATGAAGGTTTCCAAGAAGTTCTTCAAAAGATAGGAGAACAAAATCCTCAGACACCGTTCGGTAGAGAAGTTAATAAAGCAACAACAGCCAAAAGAGGTGCAGTTAATAAAGCTGTTGATAAGTGGAAATCATCACAGAAATACAAGAAGCATCACTAATGATTGAGAAACAGTTCGATTTACAGCTCTCAGACCTTCAGAAACTTCCTAGAAGGAACGTTAATGGTAAGAGACTATATGAGACACCAGATGGATCATATTATCCTTCTGTGACGACTATAACCGGTCAGATGAATGCTAAGGCAATCAGTGAGTGGAGACAGAGAGTAGGAGAAAAGGTTGCAACTCAGATTACTAAACAAGCCTCTGCAAGAGGTACATCAATTCATAAGCTCTGTG